TTTCGGCGGACCCGTAAACGATAGACCGTAATGATTAAATATTTAAAATTTTTATGGAAGAAATGTTTTGGTGGTATAGGAGATTCTAGGACTGAAACAGAGGTAGAAGTAGTGAAACATACTCCAACTGACTTACCTATAATCCTAGTTAAACCAAAACCATCACATTGTGTCAAACACAATAGATTTAAAAAAAGCTGCCAAGCTTGTCAGGAGATTGTTAAGTAATGGCTGGATATACACTCTCAGCATTAGAAGATGACATTAGAAGTTATACTGAAGTAAGTAGTACTGTTTTAAGTGGTGCTATTCTAAGCAGATTTATAGAAAATGCAGAACAACGAATCTGGTTAGATGTTCCTATTGATGCATATAGAAATGTTGCGGAAGGGGGACTAGTTGTCGATGATAATACTATCAATGCTCCTGCAGGATGTGTTTTTGTAAGAGGCGTAGAAGTTTTTAATAGTACTTCGGATACCGATGGAGCTGGAACGTGGCTTATTAAAAAAGACCAAACTTACCTAACAGAATATGTAAATAGATTATATGGCCCAGAGGGGAATTTAGCCGCCACAGCTACTGCTCAGGATGTGACAGGTTTTCCTAAGTATTATGCTATGTTTGGGGGAGCTACTGCGATGAGCGATACAACGTCAGGAGGGCTTTATGTAGCCCCGACTCCTGATCAGGCTTACATGTTTAGAATTTATTATGACCTTATGCCTACGAGTCTGGTAACAAAGACAAGTGGAACCTATGTAAGTCAGTACTTTCCACAGGGCCTATTATATGCTACTCTCGTAGAAGCTTATGGATTTTTAAAAGGTCCAATGGATATGTTGACACTGTATGAAAATAAGTATAAACAAGAGATAGCAAAATTTGCGGGCGTACAAATTGGTAGAAGACGAAGAGATGACTATACAGATGGTACTGTTCGGATCCCTATCAAATCACCAAGCCCGTAGTATAGGAGATTTTTTATGGCAATAGCTAATGAAATTTGTAACAGTTTTAAACAAGAAATTTTAGTAGAAGGTCACAATTTTACTGGCAGTACAGACGCATTTAAATTAGCTCTGTATTCAAGTAACACAGCAAGTTTAGGTAAAGCAACAACTCAATGGACAGTAGCATCTGATCCAAGTGCAGACCCTACAAATACCTACGAAGTTACAACAGACGGTTCAGGTTATACAAGTGGCGGAAACGATTTAACAAGTACAACACCAGTAGTAAATGGTGACAGTGCCTGTTGTTTGTTTGCCACAACAAGTTGGGGATCAAGTGCATCGTTCACAGCGAGAGGTTGTTTAATTTATAATGAAACAGCATCTAACAAATCTGTATGTTCAATAAATTTTGGTGCTGATAAAACTGTAACTTCTGGTACATTTACAATTGAATTTCCAGCCCAAACAGCGGGCAACGCAATCATTGAGATAACGTAAGGAGGCTTTCCTTATGGCATCAATTTGGGGTGGTGATGATCCTTCAGTAGCCTGGGGGTATAATGCCTGGGCATCTAATACAATCAGTGAAACATTAACAGGTCTATCAGCTACAGCAACAGTTGGAAGTTTAACAACATCTATACAACCTGGTTGGGGTACTTTAAACTGGGGTGAAAATGGTTGGGGTTCTGTTGACAGTGCTACTGAAACTTTAACAGGTCTATCGGCAGCTTCAAGTCTTGGAAGTTTGGGAGCAATTCCAGATCAACTAATGGGTCTGACAGGCCTTGACGCTGATACCGGTACTCCTGGTACACTTAGCGTAAGCTCAAGTCTTACACTTACTTTAACAGGTATTCCCGCTGCATCAGATGTTGGAGCTTTAGCTCCTGCAGATGTCATGGCTCTTACAGGCCTTGCGGCTGATACCGGTACTCCTGGAACCATTACTACTACCCAGCTTACAAATGGTAGTTTAGTTGGATTAGGATTAGACGCTGAATCCAAGGTTGGATCAGTAACTATTTCATCAAATCCCTTCATAGCTTTAACAGGTCTTTCAGCTGCTTCAAGTTTAGGTACTGTTACAAGTACAGCAGTAACTTTGGTTACTTTAAGTGGCCTATCAGCTGCCTCAGCTTTAGGAACTGTTACTTCTACCCAGCAAACTAATGCTAGTTTGGTTGGACTAGGATTATCAGCAGCTGCTTCAGTTGGGGCCATTAAAAGTATTAGGGCCTACAAAGATATTGACATAACAGGATATACATCTTATACAGATGTAGATCACGTAGCTTAGGAGAAAAATAAATTATGCCTTCAACATATAATGAATTAGGTATCCAATTGATGGTAACCGGCGAAAATGCCGGTACATGGGGCGATTATACTAATACAAATTTAAACATTATTCAACAATCTGTAGCTGGTTATGTCTCAGTAGCCATTACAGACGGCTCTACAAAAACACTGGCAATTACAGACGGCGCAACTACTACTTCTGACGCCAGAAACATGGTTATTAAATTAACAGGAACCATGACTGGAGCTTCTGTAGTTACTGTGCCTGATTCTGTAGAAAAAGTATATATAGTCCAAAATACCGTTGATCATGCCAGCAACACTTTAACTTTTAAAACTGCAAGTGGAACCGGGGTTCTTTTATGTGAGGGCAATAGTTACATCTTGTATTCAGATGGTACTAATGTTGTAAAACTAGATGAAGCTAGAAAATGGAGAGCAATTACAGCAGCCGAAACAGTTCAAGCAGGTGCTAACATTGCGGCAAATACAAATGGTGCACCATTTACTGTAACTCTACCGGCGTCTCCAAGTTTAGGAGACACTGTTAATTTTATAGATCAAGGATGGGATTTTGATTCGAACGCATTGACTGTAGGAAGAAATAGTTCTAATATAGCTAATGCAGCATCAGACCTTGTTGTTAATACTCAAGGTGGCGCTTTTGGATTAGTATATTCAGGCGATGCTACAACAGGATGGACTTACACGGAGAAATAATATGTCTAATTATGAAGCAACTAAATACGATTTTGATGGAGCAAATCTTACAGGTATAGAAGGGATTCCAACAGGGGTTATTATTCCCTGGTCGGATACTTCTGTTCCAACGGGTTTCTTAGAGTGTAACGATCAAGCGGTTTCAAGAGTAACTTATGCTGCTTTATTTGCTGTTATTTCTACAACTTACGGTGCTGGAAATGGTTCAACAACTTTTAATTTACCGGATTTAAAAGATAATATTGCACTAGGAAGATCGAACAGTGCAGCCCTGGCATCCACTGGAGGAGCCAACACAGTTGGATCAACAGGAAATGTTGGAGGCTCAACGGGGGCACATACATTAACCGAAGCAGAATTGGCTGCTCACGCCCATACTTATTTAACCGGAGTGTTTCATACTTCAGGACTAAATGGACTGCAAAATGTCCAAACAGGCCGTACCCAAAATATTGGAGCAGATGGCCTACAAAGTACTGGTTCGGATACAGGACACACTCATAATATGAGTGCAACTTTTACTGGTGATGCAACTTCAGTTGTTCAACCGTATTTAACACTACTTTATTGTATTAAGACTTAGGAGAAATTATGGCAACTAATGCAACATGGACAGTAGTATTTGACGATAAAAAAATCGTTAAGCAGGCAGGTGATGCAGCTGGAGCTTATTATAAACTTGTAGATGCCTCACATGATTCCTTTTGGAATGATCCAAAATTTTCAAACATCTGGGCGATTCAATATGGGACAGATGATACGAACGAAGAAGTGGAATACAGAGACACAACTCCCCATACTTCTCATGCTGCAGCTTCTTTAGGTGACTTTAATGATTTCATAACTCGATGGGATACCGCTCACTTAGCTGCATTACAAAATGTTTGGGACAGTGATAACGTTGAGGGTGAAACTGCTGAAGAAAAAATTGCTAGAATAGGCGAAAGACCTACAGCGTATGCTTCTGAAAGTGTATAGACGTTAATAAGCCGCTCATATCTTAAATTTATCCTCAATTCTTTTTGTTTTTTCCCACGAAGCCTTGCTGACTTTGTGTTCTGCATTAAAAATAATGTTAAATCTTGACGTATCCGATGTATGCTCAGAAACATAATGAGGCAGTTCGGGTGGTAAAATAATGTATTCTCCTGGTTGAGGATGAATTTTTAATGTTAAATCTGGTATAATGAGAGGAGCGCCTTCAGTTAAAAATAAAATTCCGTGCAGGCAGTTATGTGAGTGGGGTTTTACATATTCTCCTTTTCTTAACTCATTTCCCCATGCGTGTGCTACGAAATACTTTTCGTAAAAATGTTTAAATGTTTCATGGTTACAACGCTGCTGGGTATTTATTACATAACTAAGATACTTTATAAATAGAGGGTGGTCTTTAAAATGGTACCATGATGTCATTCTTCCTTTAACATTCGAAACGTAAGAAATATCTGGATCTATATTGTTTTTTATTTCAATTAATAAATTTTGGATTTCTTCTGGATAAGGATATATTCCAGTGTGGACGATTACTTGGCGCGGATAAGTTATCACTAAACTGCGACTAATGGGATTAATTACTCCTTGGTTTTCAAATTCTATCATTATGATTAACTCAATAATATTGATTTATTAGAACCACCAACAGTCATCCAGGAAGTCAATAAATATTTTTCCCCCTTTAAAGGAGGGTTTCCTCTATGTACATAAGGGAAACCTGCTGGCCATATAACAATTCTTCCTTTTTGAGGCTTAACTCTTTTGGAAAAATGTAAGAATTCTGTTTCTCCTCCTTCTTCCACATCATTTAAATAAATAGACCACACCAATACTCTTTTTTCCATCTCATATCCCTTATTGTGCTCAATGTGCCAGACATGATATCCTTGTGTGGGAAGGGTCTTTTGTATTTTTAAAGGGGAATAACAAAATCCTGTATTTGAATACAAGTCCTGTATTCCTGTATGTGTTTCATAATGTTTTAAAGCTAGATCAAAATTAACCACTACGCTTTTCATCTGTTCCCACCAAACTTCTAATGTTTCAGCGCGGGCAAAATAATGGTTATCTGCCATCGTTAGGATAGATTGATTTTCTGACGTTGCTCTATCAAATGTTTTTTTAGCTTTAACCTGCTTTTCATATATTGAGATAACTTCATCACACATCTGGGGAGTAATATATCCGTCATAGATTCCTATAAAATTTTTATCAATTTCATTTTTTCTTTCTGATTGTTTATCGACCATTAACTATCCCTTCTATGATTTTATAGGTAGTAATGCCTTCAGGGGTATTATAATCTGAAGGAGGGCTACAGCATATAAATATTTTGTCAAAGGTTTGAGGCTTAATAAAAGAAATATTATGGTCAAAAGTATAAGACTTCAAACGTTCTTTGGCAAATTTTGCATAGGCGCTACCCAGATGTTCTGAATCAAAATTATTAATCCATGTATAATTTATTTTTTTCTTAAAAATAGTGGATAAATGAAACAGCCAACATTCCTCGTTTAAAAGTGCTTTCTGAAATTCTTTATAGATATAATCATGATGATGGTCTACATTAATTAAATTATATTCCTCATAGCCATGGGGAAATAAAGGATATATTTTATCATGATCATATGCTAAATGAATTTCCTTCCCATCGGTTAAGATTGGTATTAAAAAAGAGAGTAAGTCTTCTTGATGTTTTAAGGATCTAACCCAGTCACAATCTATGGATAGTATATTAAATATTTTAGACATAAAGTGATATAGCTTTTTCTTTCTGGGCCGCATCTAATGTCTTATGATTTTTTTCTAATTTTTTAAGAGTCTCCGCACTAGGATTCCATTCTTCTTTGTTTATAATTTTTTCCCCCCGCTCTGGGCGAGTTTGAAAAGTAGCTGTATATTTTCCATTATAGGGTTTAAGTTTTTCTTTCCACCAGTCAGGTTCTTTAATAGTATAGTGTGCGTTTTTACCATTTAATAAAGTTTGTGTCGCCTCGTAACAAGAAATAGTGATAAATATTCTATCACTAAAACTGAATATGTCTTTCAGTACATTGTCTATGTGATCTTCTTGTATATGCTCCATTACATCAATGCATAGAACTAGATCAAATTTCCCAGTGGGTTTATTAGAGAAAGGAGGGTAAGCCGGATCATACCCTGTAATCTGTACGTTCGGGGCTCCCGGTGTTTTTGGATTATTAAATAGTAGCTTATGAAAACCAGCTTTGCCGCATCCATAATCTAAAACAGTTTTAATATTTTTTCTGTTAATAATGTCCCAGACCTGGTGTTTGTATTCTCCTAAAGATTCTCCGGTCCAGTGAGATTGATTTTGAATGTGATATTTTTTAGCTTCTTCTAAGGATTCACATGTCATAAAAATTTATGTTCTGGTCGATGATTATTTTTCAAATTCTTTAATTCTTTATAATGCTTATAACATGTTTGAGTGAAGGCTGTCAAATAGAGGATGTCTCTCGGATGATTAACTCTGTAGACTTCAATTCCATCATACCCCATTTCTTCGGCTACTTTAAATCTAAAATGACCACAGTGAATTTCATCTTTTTTTTGTTGGGGATTAAACATAATGACTCCAGGAAAAAGAAGACCATCTTCTTTCATATACTCCCTGACATTTGCAAGATGTAGAGTTTCATGGGGTTCATCCCAATTAATAGAATCATTATTCTGTAAATAATCAAAATTTATGGTAGTAAGTTTATCGGGAAACCATACTATTCTGGCTTTCATTATATTCATAACTGATGTATAATATAAAAAGAATTTAAATAAAGCAACCAAAAGAATCCTTTTGTGAAAGACCCTGAAAAGCTAAATTTTGGAATTATAGAAGATAATTTAGACTGGCCCCTATTTAATTTAAGCGACGAAGAAATAGCAAAAAAAATTAATATGCCTCTTTTCTATTACTATTTAAAATCCAATAATCATTTACCCATGCAGTATTTAAAAGATTTTCCTTTACATGGAAAGGATTTACAAAATTATTATACAAGACCTAAACTTTTTCAACATGTTATTGAAAGGCCCGAGCATCAATGGTTGTATTGGGGTCCGCCTTCAAGCATGACAGAAATTCATGTTGATGTGGATGATACACATGCGTGGAGTGTTGTAGTAAAGGGAAAAAAATTATGGTGGTTTTGGTTAGGCGACACAGTAAAAACACTAACTCAACACCCAGGTGAAGTTCTATTTGTTAAGTCTGGTATTAAACATGCTGTTGTTAATGTTGAAACAACTTTAGCTATAACACATAATTTTAAATTTATAGGAAAGAAAAAACACCAGATAAAGGACACATAGAAAGCCTTTGAATTATACCTTGATCTGATATAAGACCTAATAAACAGGTTTTTATATGCTTCAAAAATTAGGATTTCAACCAGGATTTAATAAACAAGTCTCCCAACTCGGGGCCGAGGGACAATGGACTGATGGGGACAATGTAAGATTTAGGTATGGGTCGCCAGAAAAACTAGGAGGCTGGCAGCAGTTAGGAGATGATAAACTGACTGGTGCGGGCAGAGCTCTTCATCATTGGGATGATAATACGGGCGTTAAATACGCAGCCATAGGAACCAATAGAATTTTATATGTTTATTCAGGCGGTGTTTATTATGATATTCACCCTATTAGAACCACTCTTACGGGATGTACTTTTACAAGTACATCTACAGAAACAGCAGTAACAGTAACATCCTCAGGAGCTAATGGATTAGTTGATGATGATATTGTAATGTTTGAAAGTGTAAGTGGAGTTACTGCAGTAGGGTCTACTTTTACTGATGCTACATTTGAAGGCAAAAAATTTATGGTAACTTCCGTACCAACTTCAACTACATTTACAATTACAATGGACGCCGCAGAATCAGGAACGCCTTTGTCTGCTAGTGGTTCAGCTTCGGTTTTATGTTATTATAATGTTGGACCTGCTCAACAACTAGGCGGCTACGGTTGGGGAACAGGTGTATGGGCTGGAGCTGCTTCAGGTCCAGCAACTACCACTCTTGCCACAACACTTCCTGATGATTCTACTACCGATGTCGTTCTAACCAACTCTGCTGCTTTTCCTACATCTGGAGAAATTAGAATTGAAACAGAAGATATAAGTTTTACCGCTAACGATACAACAACCAATACCTTAAGTGGAGGTGCCAGACAAGTTAATGGGACAACAAGAGCCTCTCATACTGCTGGAGTAACGGTAACTAATATCACCGACTACGTTGGGTGGGGCGATGCTTCTTCAGCGGACTTTGTAATTGCTCCCGGCTTATGGGTTCTTGATAACTATGGAACAAAATTAATTGCATTAATTTATAATAGCGCATGTTTCGAATGGGATGCGACTGGATCTACTTCTACAAGAGCCACAATCATTGCTAATACTCCAACGGCATCGCGTCACGTATTAGTTTCTGCACCTTCTAGGCACTTAATATTTTTTGGAACTGAAACAACTATTGGGGATCCCACAACTCAAGATGACATGTTTATTAGATTTTCTAATCAAGAAGAGATTACGGGTGCTGATGCTTATACTGTTACAGCAACTAACACAGCTGGGACACAAAGACTCGCAGCCGGATCAATGATCATGGGAGCCAAGAGAGGTCGGGACGCTATTTATGTATGGACCGATACATCTTTATTTTTAATGATTTTTGTAGGTCAACCTTTTACATTCTCTTTTCAACAAGTAGGTACTAACTGTGGGCTTCTAGGGAAAAATGCATGTGTAGAAGTTGATGGTACTTCTTACTGGATGTCTGAAAATGGTTTCTTTATGTATGATGGTCAATTAAGATCTATGCCATGTTTAGTAGAAGACTTTGTTTATGACGGACTTAATGCAACACCCAAAGATCTTATTAACTGCGGACTAAACAATTTGTTTGGAGAAATTCAATGGTTCTATCCTAGTACAGGATCCGAGGTCATAGATAGAGTGGTAACATATGGTTATGTAGAATCAAAAATGCATAAACGTCCTATCTGGACTACTGGTACTTTAAGTAGAGCTGCATGGGCCGATTCCGCTGTATTTGATAAACCTCACGCTACTGCTTTTGACGCTACAGATAATGCATCCGATGATGTTACCGGCAACACAGATGGTACTACTAAGTATTATGAACACGAAACAGGGACCGACCAAGTGGATGCTGGTGGAGTCATTACAGCCATCGCTTCCCATATTACTTCAGGTGATTTTGATATTACTCAACGAAAAAGCTCTCAGGGAGTAATTGGTGCTGGTGGAGACCTTAGAGGAGACGGTGAATACATTATGAAAATACGTCGATTTATACCAGATTTTATTTCTCAAACTGGAGACACTGTAATAAGCATGTATACTAAAAATTTTCCAACTGACAGTGCTACTACAACAAGCTTTACAATCGATCCTACTACTGATAAAGTGGACACTCGCGTAAGAGCAAGATCAATCGCGCTTAAGATAGCAAATACGGCAGTTGAACAAGACTGGAAGCTCGGAACTTTTAGATTAGATATACAACCAGACGGGAGAAGGGGATAATGGTCGCATTTTACAGCCAGGCAGATCAAGATATTTACGACGAAGGAGATCATTTTATACCTCAAGAACAATACAGATTAGGCAAGTTTAGTAATACAGTTGCTCCCATGCCAATGGATAGTACCCAACAAGTCACCCAGGAGTTTGGAATACCTTACACTAATGCATTCACCGGTGGAGGTGGAGGTGGAGGTGGCCTTGGCGGAAAGTTTGGTAATTTAGATGAGAGCGATTGGAAAATGATTGATAAAAATGTTTGGGAAGTAGGCGGACCTGCCAATATGTACGGTTCATGGGTAAACAAGCCGGTCAAAGGATACTATGACCCTCAGACAAAGACTTATAAAACTTGGGAAGGAAAAAATATTGATCACGCTGGTTTGTTTACAGGTGATCCTGATGAAGGAGATATTAAAGGGATACCTACTAAGATTCCTAGCATGTTCGGGATATTAAAAAAACTTAGAGAAAAAATAGCTAGCGGAAAAGAAAAACTAGGAGAATTTATAGGTGGTAAAGATGAAACTATTACTACTACTACTGATGGAGATGGTGGTGCAGTAGTAACTGATCCGCCACATCATGGAGAGGTAGCCCATGGAACAGGAGGAAGATTTGAACAAGCAAATACCGGTAGCCCTGGAACTTCGGATCAAGGCTATACTGATTCAGGAGAATTCGCTGGGTTAAATCAAGGCGGAAGAGTAGGATTTGAAGAAGGTGGAAGAAACTTCATGGGAGATTATGATCCCCAAAATACAACCGGCTGGCAAGAATCAGGTCAAGTCGAAACTTGGAATCCAGGTGGAGGCGGAACAACAACTACAAGTTTTGAAGGTGATAAAAATAATCAAAGTAATACAGGAGGGATAACTAAGTTTGTAGACGATAAAAATGTAGTAGATGTTGATTGGAAAACTATTGATCCAAGCATACAATTAAACCTAGACCGTTCAAAGTATTTGGCGCAACTTGATTTACTAGAGTCGATTAAAAACCAAGAACTAGAGGGACAGATAGGAGCAACGCTTGGTCCAGTAGATTTTACTACGATGATCAACGAAGGTAATATTGGAAATACTAATGTAAACTATGACAATTGGTCAGCTAATTTTGACGCTAATGCAAATCTTCAAAACATAGGTTATGAAAACAATATTAAAGGATGGGATGTTGGAGGTTCGTATTACCCAGAGAACCAAAACCTTATGTTTAATATATCAAAAACTTTTAAACATGGAGGACTAGCAGGTATTTTATAATGGCAAAGATTGTACAATCATTAACAAGAGCTTCTCCTGAATATGAAGAATCAACTTTTCAATCACTAGTCAGGGATCTAGACGGTGTAATAACAAAATTAAATACTTCTTTTCAAGAAGAAGTTAAACAGGAGATAGAAGCGAAGAGCTTCTTTTTAGAATAGTGGCTGTAGTTAATATATATAAAATGTATGGGGTAACGAGTACAGCGGCTGAAGGACCTATTAAATTCTTTGGAACTACGCTTGTTCCACCAGTAACTGGAGTAGCTACTCAAAACCCATTGATCAGTGAGACCTATATTGTTAAATCATTACATGTAACAAATAAGTCAGTGGGCAATACTCCTACTATAACGATTACTAACAATGGTTTTCAGGTTATTAATACTCAAACCCTAGTGGCTGCAACTAGCGTAGAAATTTTATCGAATCCCATGGTAGTAGAAGGCAATACAGTTCTTTCTTATACAACAGCAGGAACAGTGAGTGATGGGGTGGACATAACAATTAGTTATTTAAACATTAAAAAGGAGACAATAGACTAATGCAAGAACTAAAACCAGCTAAAGTAACGACAACTATATCAAACCTTAAGACAAAAGAGATATATAAGACTGAAGAAGAGTGGAAGGCTAAAGGAGTTGATGAAAAAGACATCAAAAGAGATGTCCATGTCCTTATGCCAAGGCTTGATTTGTTCGGTAAAACAAAGTAAGTATAGGATTTAAGGCAAAATTATGGCTATTTCAAGAATGCAAGAACCCAGACAATTATACGGCTTAGGAAAGCTAGTTAAGAAAGCTTTCAAAGGACTTAAAAAAGTAGCTAAAAGCCCA